AAGGGGGAGGGGGGGACTATAGGGGGGGAGGGGAGAGGGGGTAGAGTAGGGGATGGGATTTACCTATTGGCCTATTACCTATAGGGCTGAATCCTATAGGTAAGGGATAGGGGATAGGGTGGAGGGGAAGGGGGAAGGGGGAGAGGGGTGGGAGAGGTAGAGAGAATAGGTGGGGAGGTTATTCTACCCCCTAAATACCCCCTACCAAACAGCCATTCCGAGGGGGTAGAATCCCCCTACCAAGTGGTACCCATAAGGCCGTACCGTATACCCCCAAGGAGTACCAAGCTGGTACCAAGTGGGACTGATACCAAGTGGTACTCAGTGCCATATGGTATGGGTACCGAGTCGTACCATCCCCATCCGAAGGTGAACCCGCCCAGGGGGGGCCGGTAGGAGTCCCGGTATACCACCCCACCAATACTTTAACTGAAATAGGGATTCACCCCCCTGTAGCCAGGAACTGGCGCAGCACGAAGTGCCCAGGGGGGGGTCTCCTTATGGGGGCCTCCCCGTATATTATTTTTTATAATTTGAGCGAGGGACTCGCGAAGCGCGAAGCGGATTATTTTTTTCTAAATTTGCCTCTTAATCCCCGTCGCTGTAAATTAGTTGAAACTTTAGCTAAGGGCGGAGGGGGTTATGGGTGAAGTTCTTCATGGTGGTATTGTGTGGGTTGAGGACGCGAAGGTAAGTCCGAAGGCGTGGTTTAAATTGCCGAATGGCCAAGACGCCCCCCCATCGCCTTCTGATTTGATGGCGCGGCTGGAGGAGGTAGAGCGCAAGGTGGTTGCCCTCACCCAAGCTGTAGCCGAGGATAATGCCACCACCCATCGGATGATTCAGGAGCTGTTGAATCGATGAGTGAGAGTGACGTCCATGACTTAGAGCGGTCCTTATCTCGGGTCCAGCAAGATCTAACCACGGTATCTGTTCAGCAGACGGGGGTTATGTCCAGGATGAATTTATATGCGTCTCTGGCTGGTACGGTTGTTACGGCCCTTTTTATTGTCTGGAGCTGGCATATAAACACCGAGTATCACCCTGGCACGACCAAGCTGGTTAAGGAAGCGATAGGGGCTGTAGAGGAGAAGATGACGCTGGATGACCAGCGAGAGGAGCGGGTGCTATCGGCTATTGCCACTTTCTCTGCCAAGCAGCAGAATATGGTTGAGATGCTTGCGGAGGTACGGGCCGAGATGAAGCGCAAGCATGAGCAGTATGACATTCATATCCATCAAGGACAATAGCTGATGACAGGCAACTTTAATACGATCATCCATCAGGTTAATATGATGGTAGTTTTGATGCTGGTCCCTGTCGTCTTGGTAGCTTTTGATTTGGCTTCTGACCCATGGGCCTCTATTTTACTTATGGGTAGCAGGTTCCTCCCCTAACAAGAAGGGCTTTTTGTTATGACAGTATTAGCCGATAGCGTACGTGCAAAGATTTGGTCGGACTTTATGTCTGACGGCGCAGAAGCAATAGCCATGAATAAGACGGAGCTGCGGAACGGAATCAACGCTCTGGACGATTACGTCGAGACTACGTTAGACGGTGCCATTGCCGCTTTAGACGGCACCCCTGCCGCAAGTCTATCTCTGGCTCAGAAGTTTGACCTATACAACCTCATCGTCAAAGCGAGGACCAGCTAATGGCTTCTGGTGATACCCTATTAACCCTTACTGCAAGCAATGGCATCTCTCCTGCGGCCACAGCAGCGGCCTTCGGTGTTCGTGCGGGAGGATCTACGCCAGCCGAGTCGGTGCCTGTTATTTCCTTTGATGCTGCCACTGATGAGTTTATAGACTTCTACGGCATCATGCCACAGTCTTACGCTGGCACGACTGGCTTAACCCTGAAGCTGTTTTGGTCTGCTGCCTCTGCAACCTCTAACGATTGTATTTGGAGCGCCGCCTTTCGCTCTATGGAAGACGATGCCGAAGATATAGACACGTCCCATTCATACGCCTTTAACTCTGTTACCGATACCGCGCCGTCTGCGTCTGGTGAGGTGACTGTATCCTCTATCACATTTACAGACGGCGCGGATGCGGACAGCGTAGGCGCTGGCGACCAGTTTATTCTACGGGTCTCCCGTGATGCCGACAACGGCTCTGATACGATGGCGGGCGATGCCGAGCTTTGGTCTGTGGAGATTAGAGAGACTTAAGCTATGTCGTACCTATTTGATGATGCGGCGTCTGAAACGCTACGCTGGACAACTGGGATAGTTCCCACTACCTACCCCGCCTTGCTTTCGGGCTGGTTTCGGCCTGACGATACGGGCTCCTACTCAATTATGGGGGTGGCGCGAGCCGCTAATAGCACCAGCTATGCCCACATTTTAACTAACGGCAATGGAACCGCCAGAATGTTTCACCATCGCTATGGCGTGTCTGGTGACTTTTCAGCACCCTCAGCAGATTCATGGACGCAAGACGAATGGCTGCATATATCTTGCCTTGTAACTGAGTCCGGGGGGACTATCAGTGGCTCCACTGTCCTTAATGGGGGCACCCCTGGTACGGGTAGTAGCACTCCCACGGCGTGGACCCTCAATGACAGAATTTGGGCCGGGGCACTGCAAGACTCTACGCCGGGATCGTATGCTTCTGGTCATATTGCGGAACTGAGTATATGGGAGGGTGTCACCCCAGATGGGATACAGGCGGCGCTGGCTGCCGGATACTCTCCAGCATTTTTCCCCAAAAATTTGATCTTTTATGCCCCGCTAAAAAACTCACTCATAGATGTGACGGACCCCTCGCGTACAACAGAGTCCACCGCAGGGCTACCGACGGTGACGCCAGGCGTTCACCCTCCGATAATTTATCCTACGGGGCCTATCGTCTCGGCCAGCTCTGAGGTTGTCGTACCCCCCCCAGCAAGCACTTATTCCGGCACAAACAACATCTCCATCTCACGCCCACTAAGGATTGGATTATGACAACGAGCACGCTCGGCGCAGTAGGGACTGAAGCTGGGTATAGCGCCCCAGCTTTGAGTGGATTTAGCATAACCCCCAGTGATGGAACCGACCTCACATTCATGGTGCGCGGCATCTATATTGGGGATGTTTCAGGCGGGGCTACCTTGCGTATCACCTGCTCACAGGGCAATACCGTCAACTTTGCCGGCTTGTCGGCTGGCAGCATCCTGCCCATCTTCGCCTCTCGCGTCCATTCTACTGGCACCACGGCAGCCTCCCTGGTCGGCCTATACTAAGATGAATGGCAAGCGCCCCCTGACCGACCAAATGCGTCAGGCTATTCACTTGATGGTGATGGATCGGTGGGGAAATACCAAGTCTACCACCGCCACCATAGTCAAAGAATTGGGTATAACTACGGCTACGGTCAATAAGTGGCGGAAGCGTACTGACTTCATTGCCGAGTATAATAATCAAGTTGAGCAATATAAGAGCAACTTCGATGATGTGCGGCTGGCCGACAGGAAAGAGCGGGTAAAAGTCCTCTCTGACCTCTTTGATGCCCTGTCTGAAAAAGCCGCGGGTACCAAGCTTCAGGTTCTTGAGGCGATACGCCGTGAGGTGGGGGACGATAAGATCACCCACGAACACAAGCATGAGCACACCATTGGCGTCAATGCCCCTCCCAGGGCTACTACCCACGAGGAATGGTTACGGCAGAACGAAGAGATGGACATAAAGATGAAGTCCATTGATGCGCCCTTCACGGTAGAGCAAACGTCAGAGAATACCACCCCGCTGCTGGAGGGCTGATGGACGCGCCGGTAATTTGGTCCCCGCAGATCGGACCACAGCAGAAAGCTATACGGGCGTCGTTTGTTGACGAGCTGTTATTTGGTGGTGCGCGTGGCGGAGGGAAGACAGACTTCCTCCTTGGGGATTTTGCCGCTGACGTTATGAGGTATGGTGAGAACTGGCGCGGCATTTTATTCCGCCGCACCTACTCTGAGTTGGATGAGGTGGTCAATAGGGGCAAGGGGTTGTTCTACTCAGCCTTCCCTGGCACCGAGTACAAGGTTGGAGCTTCTGAGTTCCGCTTCCCTAATGGAGCGGTGCTTAAGCTGCGTCACCTAGACCAAGAGGGGGATGCAGACCATTACCAGGGCCATCAGTACTGTGTGGGGGTGGACACACTGATCCGCATGGCCGATGGCTCAAGTAAGCCTATCTCTGAGATCCAAGTGGGTGAATGGGTTGCCACCCTACAGGGTCCACGCCCAGTATCCGCTCGGCTTGCTCCCTATAAAGGTTCAGCCGTGGCTTTTTATACTGAGGATTGCCAGCAACCGCAGATTCATCCCATTTCCCATCCAGTGTTGTCGGAGTCCAGTTGGTCGAGCTATGCCACTGGTAATTTTGATCACGGCAAATCTGCCACACGGTTGTATGGGAGATACGTAAAATTTTCGACGCAGCTTTCAAGGAAATATATGGAGAGTTCGCTAAATGGCGAACCTTCTCAATTAGGTCTGGATCCCGACGCTTCGAGGTTTTTTGATGGTAGCGCATATGGGCAGATTGGTCAGGGAATAGGCGAAGATTATCAATTTGATTATCTTTCACATCGCCGTTCTCATGGTGAACAACCTCTATCCCTGTTAGGTAGCGCCCCAAGTGTCGCTCCATCTCCAGTCTGTGTTGCATTACCACGCCCCGGCGATTGGACGCAGGGTGACTTGGGCAGTATTCCATCACATATCCCTGTCGATGGGTTATGGTATGCCCACCCGTATAGCGGTAAGCTGCATCTGTCGAAACATCAATTTTGCCTTGCTCCATTTGAGGCCATTCCTTGCGGCGAGAGGTGGGTTACAGATATAACGGTTGAGGGGTCCAATCATTATATAAGCGCTGATCCGGGGATTGTCAATAAAAACACCTGGATTGGGTGGGACGAAATGGGGACATGGCCAACTGATGGGCCATTCAAGAAGCTGAAGGCAACGCTTCGGTCTCCTCACGACATCCCAAACAAGAGAATCCGCTGCACTGCCAACCCAGGTGGCGTAGGGCACCAATGGGTCAGGGCCTACTTTAAAGTCCCTCGCCTGGACGAGCCAGACGGACAGTTGATCCAAGATGGTCGCATCTCCAAGATGTTTATACGTAGCCTTGTCACGGACAACCGGATCCTTCTTCAGAACGACGACAAGTACATTGATCGCCTGTACGAGGTCGGTGATGAGCAGTTGGTTAAGGCGTGGCTGACAGGAGACTGGGATAGTTTCGTCGGACAGTACTTTATAAACTGGAAAAACGACGAGATAGAGGTCCATTCCTTCGAAGTGCCCGAATCTTGGCCCCTTCTGGCTGGGCTGGACTATGGTGAGGCTGCCCCCACCAGCTTTGGCCTCTACACTATAGACCACGACAAGAATATTTATCGCATTATGGAGTATTACCAAGATAATGCTGCTGCATCGCAACATGCACATGAAATACAGAAGATGATTGCCTCCTGCCCATTTACGGGGGGCCGATCCCCTTCGCAGATCTTTGCAGACCCGTCGATGTTTGTCAAGAGGCGCTTGCATGAGGTTGTATCGCAGTCACCAGCCGATGTTTTTGGTGAATATGGGCTATTTCTTACGCCAGCTAATAATGATCGTATCACCGGCTGGCGCGTAATCAACGACGCACTGGTACGGCAACGCTTCCACGCCTTTGCTGGGTGGAACAACAACCTGATGCGTACCATGCCTGCCCTTCCGCGGTCGAAGAACAACCCCGAGGACGTGGATACAAAGGCCGAGGACCATGCCGCTGACGAGCTGCGCTACTTAATGCTACACATATATGCACCAGCCAAGGAGCAGAAGATTAAAAAAGCCAACCCCTTTAGTGGGAATGTGCTGATAGACGAAATGAGAGCTTTCCATAAACGCCTCAATAAAAGGGTAGCATAATGAAGACAGCAGAGATAGCCTTCTGGCAGAAAGAGCGGGCGGCTTGCGAAGAGTACATGAAGCCGCACCATAAACGCTGGCGCAGGCTATTGAAGGCGTATCGCTTGGAGTTTGAGTCCATTCGCGGCTTGGATGACAAGCGGACCTATCGAATCTCACGGTTCTATCCGCTAACCCGACAGCTTATCGCCAGTATTGCCTTTCACTACCCGCACGTCTTTATGCGTACAGAGAATGGGTCACATCCCGAGATTGGGGAGATCTATCAGCGGATAGCCAACGACTGCTTCGAGTTGTCGGACCTGAAGACCCACATGCACCAAGCTTTGTTCGATGCGCTGTACTGCTACATGGGATGGTTGAAGTTTGGGGTAAACCCCCCGGGTGACACCGATCTGGTCCCTCCCTACGTCGCCAATGATGCGATGGAGAACGGGATGCCTTTTGCGATGCGCGTAGACCCATTCAAAGTCTACATTGATCCTGTGACGCCACCCACGACCCATAAATACGCCCGCTATATGTGGGAACGCATGTTGGTGCCTTATGAGATGGCCAAGGCCGACGAGCGTTTCGCCAACCGCAAAAAACTAACCCCCTTGTCAGACGAAGACGCGACTGACTCCCAAATGCTCGACATGAGCCAAGAGACGGAGCTGAACGACGAGGAGCGCAAGGGTATGCAGATGTCGAAGGATAACGGCAAGTTTGTTGAATTGTACGAGATCCACGACAGGATGCACAAGAAACTGATCGTCTTCGCCAAGGGCGTAGAAGAGCCTCTCCTGGAGGAGCCCCACCCCTTCCTGGCCGGACGCACCGAGACTGAGCAAGACCCCTTCACCGGGGAAACCCGAATCTCTGGGTTTACGCCCACAGGTGGGTATCTGGTAGAGGGCGGCTTCCCGTACTGGCCCATCACCTTCGACCTCTCCTCTGAGTCTCTGTATGGCGTACCGATGATGGAATACGTCGAGGACGAGCAGGAGGTGATCGTTGAGTCCGTCTCTCGTCGCATGGACCTGCTAAAGCGATACCCTCGCATTTTGCTGGGGCACAAAAGTGAGCAAGAGGACAACGCCGACATCGGGGATAGAATCGAAGAAGGCAAGGATGGCACCGTAATTTGGGTCAATGACGTGCATAATGGCTTTGCCGAGCTGGGCGGGGGGAACCCTCCCCAGGATCAACTCGGGATAGAGGCCGATATGCGCCAATACGAGGACCAGGTGCTGAATGTCTCCCAACTTGCCCTGGGCGGGGGTGGGCGCAAGACCGCTACTGAGTCGGCCCTTATTGCCTCCTTTGGCCAGCTCAACCGTGAGTGGCTACAGGGGGCGGTCTCAAAGGCTTACGAGGTCAGTGCCTACAACTTTTTGCGTATGATGTCTGACCTACGCTACGCCCCAGAGAACTATTTGGTGAATATCGCACCAGAGAGCCAGGAGCCAGTGTATCAGGCAGTCACATCAGACCTTCTACAGCATCGCTTCAAGGTTAATATTGAAGCCGGTTCCATGCGTCCGCTGTTTGAGGAGATTGAGCGCGAAGACGCCCTGGCCCTATTCAACTACCTCATCCGTATGCCAGAGATCCCGCGCCCCGAGGCGATCAAGATGCTCTTGCGTACCTTCCGTGTGCCGAATATAGAGAAGCTCCTACCTTCGGATAATACCGCCGAGGTACGAGCCGCCCAGCTTGAGAATGAATGGATGGCCATGCAGCAACGTGACCCCGGGGTGCTCCCGGAGCAGGACCATGAAGTGCATATGCAGATCCATCAACAGGCGATGCAGGATCCGGTGGTCCAGCAGATCGTTTCGGCCAATCCGGCCATGGGGATGACTATGCAGCAGTTGGTCCAGTCGCACATGCAGCAGCATCAGATGGCTACCCAAGCAAGGATGCAGCAAGCGGCTCAGGCTGGTGGAGGTGGAGGTGGAAACATTAACGCCAGCTCAGATGGGGGGCCTGCCGGTGACGTAGTCCAGGCTTCTAAGGGCATCCAGTCCCAAGTCCGCTCCGGTGCACAGAAGATCTCTCAGGGCGGAGCGTCAATAAATAGGGGGC